ACGAATCAGTGCCCGAGTATTTGGAGTTTGAAGTTGGTGGAAACGAATTTGAAATGTGGAAAGGGCGGTGGCTAGACCGTGTTTCAGAATACTATTCAAAAATACATAAATAGTTTAACAATTGGAATTTGTAGATTATGGCTATTAATGTTATTGGTAGAATTCAAGTACGCAGTGGACTCAATGATGACCTCCCACAACTAGCCAAAGGTGAGTTTGGGTGGAGCGTAGATACACAACAACTATATATTGGTAATGGCACTGTCGCCGATGGGGCTCCACAAACAGGTAATACAGAGTTATTAACAGCAACCGGCCTCAATGATGCTCTTGCTAATACTAATTACACTCTTCTAGATATAGGTGGGGCTGTTGTACCGATTACAGGCCCTGGCGGGTCTTCTACTTTCTTATCCTTACAGTCTGTATTGGATGATGGATTTATTTCTGTTAAAAAGTTTGGAGCCGTTGGTGATGGAGTAACTAACGATCTTGACGCAATAAACAACGCATTATACCAACTGTACTGTCTTGCTGTAGCAACTGTGCCGCAGGTTAAACGTGTACTGTACTTTCCAGCTGGCGTATACAAAATTACCGGTGGTGTTTTAAAGATCCCTCCATTTTGCACAATAATCGGAGATGGTGTAGACAGTACTATTATTAAACAATTTGACTCCACCCAAGAGTATATTGCTAAGTTTTCAGATTCGCTACAACAAGTAGACAATCTGTACGGGACTGTTCTCAACAATGTTACACCTGGACTATCGCAGTTTGTAACAATTTCAGACTTGACATTTTATCATACAAACAGTAGAAGTATTGTTTACGCTATTGCTTCAAACAATGTTTCTTTTTCTAGGGTTAAATTTAGAGGTGCACTATCTAATCCTACTGTAGTAGGTACTGGTTGCTCGGCGGTAGTACTAAGCAATAATACAACTAATACAGTTTCTTCTTATAACTGGCTGTTTGATAATTGTATTTTTACTAAACTACCTTATGCTTTTTTAAGCAACAGTGATACCAAATCAGTTAATTTTCAAAATTGTACATTCAGTGAATTGTATAAAGGTATTGTTCTAGGTCTGTCTCTAGACGCTAACAGTACTATTGGGCCTTATTACTATAAATTTACTTACAACGATTTTGACAAAATCAGCAGTTATGCTATTCAATTAGAAACTGGTAAAAATGCAATCTCTCAAGGCAATACCTTTAGAGATGTTGGAAATACACAAACCGGTATTTCTAACCCGGCGGTTGAAAACATTAGATTCAACGGAACCAACTGTATTTCTAGCAACGACATATTTGACAGAACTGCTGCACAAGCAATTCTTGTGGCTTGGGTATATTATAAGCCAGGTGCCGCAGGATCTAACAGTTTACTAACTTTTTCTGCCAATGGTAGCACAGTTACTTCATCTGGCATTGTAAGAACACTGAATAACAATACCATTACTGCTACTGCATTAGATATTGAAATTCCAGTTATTACAAAAAGTTTTGAAATGAGTTATAGTATCACTAGAACCATTAGCTCTGTGGTACAAACTCGCAACGGCACCTTACGCAGTACTGCCGGAATTTCTGAGGATGACTATACAGAAACTGCAACACTTGGTATTACATTTAGTGTTGCTCTTAGTAATGCTTCAAATTCGTGGGTAGTTAAATACACAACTACTAATTTATCACCGGCAGCTGATGCTACATTGTCTGCACAGTGCCGCTACTTTTTATCGTAATCATATTAAAAAACGCTATATATCAAATGCAAAAAAATTTAAAATACTCATACAATCAACAATTCTTGAAAGTAAATATTCAACGAATCATAAAAATTTCTCCGTGAGAAATCACTAAAGCATAAAAAACAAAATTTAATCTTAGCTGAGTTCTAAGCAGAGTGTCTGTACCTCGAAAAATTATAAAGGATGTAAAAATGGTAAAAATTGATGTAACTAGAGATGAATTATTTTCCGAACAAGGTTTAGATTTACTAAACAAGTATTATTCAGATGGCAAAGAAGGGGTACAGCGAGCAATAGCACGAGCGGCAATAGCATTCAGTTACGGCGACAAAGAACTGGCACAATTCATTTATGACGCAGCAAGTCAGCATCATTTTTTCTACTCTAGTCCTATTTTATCAAATGCACCTGAGGGTCAGTGGGATCCTAATGTAGACTACACCAGTAAAGAATTTTGGGCACCTGAAAATAGCGAGGCGCGCCGTCGTGCTTGGTTAGGCGCAAAACCCAAAGCATTGCCAATTAGTTGCTTCTTAGGTTATGTTGAAGACACCATCTCTGGACAAATTTCCAGCAGCAGCGAACTAGCGCTACTAAGTGTTGCAGGTGGCGGGACAGCACTGCACAACGGCATTCGTGCTGTAAGTGACAAAGCACCTGGCCCCATTCCTTACATCAAAACCATTGACGGGATCATGGGCTATTACAGGCAAGGCAAGACTCGCCGCGGCAGTTGTGCTGTATACATGGACATTGATCATCCTGACATACTAGAATTTATTAAAATGCGTACTCCATCGGGCGGAGATACAGCTCGTAAAATTACTAACCGCAAAGGTGTACACAACGCAGTAAACATCACAAAAGAATTTATTACAGCAGTTAACGAAAACAAACTTTTTGATCTACGTTGCCCTCATGGTGGAGATGTGCGCGACAGCGTACCTGCCCGTGAACTATGGGAAACCATCCTAGAAACCCGCGAACTCACAGGCGAGCCTTATATTTGGCTCAAGGACAATGCCAATGCTGCACTACCTGAAGCGCAAAAGAAACTAGGACTAACCAACCGTGGCAGTAACCTGTGTTTAACTGGCGACACGTTGATTGAAATTTCTGTTCATCCAATAACAGGTAATGTTGTTAAACTTCCACTAGCAGATTTCATTGAAAAATGGGATCTAGGATATTATGATACTGTGTATGTTAAAACCATCAAGGATGGGCAACTGCATTGGGCACAAATTACTGCTGCTGGAAAAACTGGAGACGTTACAGAACTTATCGAAATCGAAACTCCTAGCGGTAAAAAAATAACCTGCACTCCCGAACATAAGATTTTTACTAAAAATCGTGGGTGGGTAGAAGCCCAACATTTAGTAGAAAGCGATGAGCTATTGGAGGAGTAGTTTGGTGTTATGAAATTTGGTTCCTTACTGGTAAATAAAATAGACAGTAAGGAACCAAAATGGATTACAAGCAACTTTATAAAAATATGATTCAACTCGCAAGGCAAGAAGATAGAAAAAAACACTGTGGGATATATTATGAATTACATCACATTGTTCCAGAGTTTATGTTTAAAAATAGAAGAAGAACTGGGCCAAAAGGGCACCTTGAAGGTAATCCTGAATCTAAAGATAATAAAATTTTGTTAACATTTAAAGAACATCTCCTTGCTCATTATTATCTTTATGAAATATATAAAGGAACTCGGTATGAGTACTCTGCTGGTTCAGCTTTACAGTTTTTCTTTACTAAGGCAGGTAATAACCATATAAGGCAAGTTGAATTATCAAAAGTTGACGAAAATTTTCTCGAAGAAATGGAATATCTAAGAAAAATAGGCATTGATAGTATTTCTCAGGCAAGGAAAGGAAAAATGCCTGTAGTTGATGCTGTTACCAGAGAAAAAATTGGTTCGGTTCCTGTGGATCATCCACGAGTAAAGTCTGGAGAATGGGTGCATCATTCATTGGGTAAAAAAATTACTGAATCAGCTAGAAGTAATAAAAAATCACAACATAAAGAAAATAATAATAACTATAAACCCCTAACTGCTGAGTTAGAGTCTAAAATTTTTGAGTGTATAACAAGAGCAATCGAAGATGATATGTTGGTTAGGAATGTGTTTGTAAAAAATATCAAAGAATCAATCACTGAGTTTAAAAAAATATCGCATGTATGGATTAATAACCGTTACGGTAGCATACAAAACCTAGTAGATTTGTATAATAAAAAATTTGACACTAATATTAAATTTAATCCGTATTACAGATCAAAAGCACAAAGATCTGCCCTTAGAGATCGATCGTCAATCTATATGTGGGTTACAAACGGCGAAACCAATTTAAGAATTTTTAAAAGTGAAGAGATACCAAATGGATTTAAAAAAGGAAGAATATTATGATAAAAATTACTAGAATCAAAGTTGAAAAAACGCCAGTATACGACATTACAGTACCCGAAACTGAAAGTTTTTTTGCTAACAATGTATTGGTTCATAACTGCAGTGAAATTAGTCTTAGTACCAACTCTGAACGTACTGCTGTGTGCTGTCTTAGCAGCGTTAATTTAGAACGTTATGAAGAATGGAAGGACACAGGTCTAGTTGCTAAACTTACACGATTTTTAGATAATGTTATCCAATGGTTTATTGATTGGAGTCCAGCTGAACTACAAAAAACTCGTTTTAGCGCTCAACAAGAACGTGCCCTTGGTATTGGTGCAATGGGTTGGCACAACTTTCTAATGAGCAAAAACATTCCTTTTGAGGGTGGTGGGTTTGGTAGCGCTACTCAATGGAATCACATTATTTTTTCTCGTATGCACGAAGAAGCAGTAGCTGAATCCAAGCGTCTAGCTACTGAGCGCGGAGAAAGCCCTGACATGGTTGGTACCGGGCGCCGAAATAGTCATTTGTTTGCTATTGCTCCTAACGCCAATAGTTCAATCCTATGTAATACTACTCCTAGCATTGAGCCTATGGCCAGTAACGCATACACACAAAAAACACGAAATGGCATTTTTCAAGTGCGTAATCGCTACTTAGAACCCGTGCTAGAAAAATACGGCACTAATACGCCAGAAACATGGAAAAACATTGAAAAAAACAACGGTTCTGTGCAACATTTGGTTGAATTATCGCCAGAAGAAAAAGAAGTGTTCAAGACTGCGTGGGAGATTGATCAGCATTGGTTAATTGAACACGCAGAAGCTCGTCAACAGTATATTTGCCAAAGTCAAAGTCTAAACTTGTTTTTCTTACCCGGAACCGAGCGCGCCTACATCAACAGTGTGCATCTAAAAGCTATTCGTAGTAGTAGTCTAAAGAGCTTGTATTATTTTAAAACAGGTGCTAAAATAGCAGCTGACACAATTAAAAAAATGCAACGAGTTAAACTAGAAGATTGGAAAGAATCTTCTGAGTCAGAAACTTGTGTTGCTTGCGAAGGATAAAAGGAATAAAAAATGTCATTATTAGAAACAAGTAAAACCTACGTTCCCGCCTACCCTGAGTTTGTAGAAATTACAAGACTGCATGAAGAGCTGCACTGGCACGAGGGCGAAGCCAAACTGCAAGAAGATGTTGAACAGTGGAAAACTGGTAAAATTACCGAACAAGAAAAGTACTTTATCAACAGTATTCTTAGATTGTTTGTGCAAAGCGACGTAGCAGTAGGCAGTGACTATTATGATAACTTGATTCCTGTATTCAAAAACAATGAAGTTCGCAATATGTTGGGTAGTTTTGCTGGCCGCGAAGGAGTTCATCAACGTGCTTACGCACTGCTTAGTGACACATTAGGATTTGGAGACAGCTTTTATCAAGAGTTCCTTGAGTACGAGGACATGAAGGAAAAATACGAATACATGATGGACATGAGCAACAGGACCTATCGTGATATTGCTGCTAGTTTGGCCAAACAAGTACTGATTGAAGGTGTGTGTTTGTTCGCTAGTTTTGCTATGCTGTTGAATTTTCAACGGTTTGGAAAAATGGCTGGCATGAGCGACATCAACTTGTGGAGCATTCGTGATGAAAGCGTCCATGTGCAAGGAGTAGCGCTGTTGTTTAGAAAATTTTTGATAGAACATCCTCGTGTGGTCAACAACGAATTTAAAAGCGAAATCTACATTACCGCAGCACGAGTGGTTGAACTAGAAGACAAGTTTATTGACCGAGCATTCGAATTGGGCGGCGTTCCTGGAATTACCAAAGAAGAAGTTAAGCAATATATTCGCGCTGTGTGCGACTATCGCATGACACAGTTAGGGTTCAAAACACAGTTCAATGTTACTAATCCGTTTGAGTGGCTAGACTGGCTAACCAGCAGCAACGCTATTGAAAACTTTTTTGAGACCAACACCGTAGGTTATAGCAAAAACAGCATGATAGGACATTACGCCGAAGCCTATTGACAATGTGTAGATATGCTAGTATAATATCTTTTTTACTAGGTTAAATACTTATGTTAGTCAAAAAAGATTATACGGAAGGTGACATCGTCTGTTTTAAATTAGTCAACGGCGATGAAGTCTTAGCGCGGGTAGCAGGCACAACAAAAGAAGGTTGGACGATTTCAAAACCTTTAAATATTGTGCCGGGCGCATCAGGATTAGGCCTGATGCAATCTATGTTTGGTATGGATTTGGATGCCACAGTTGAATTAGCTCGATCGGCTGTGATGATGCATACTTTGGTAGTAAAAGAATTAGCAGAACATTATATTCTAACAACTACCGGAATCCAACCTGTTAGCCGTGGGAGTATTATAACAGGAGTATAATATTGAAAAAGATTCTAGCACTGTGGGCAGTGATTGGAACTGCCCTTTGTTTTGGAATAGGGTGGCATTATGAGCAAAAACTACAATCATTATTGGGTTTATACAAGCAAGCCACTTATCGTTTTAGCGATGGGCGTACATCAACAAGTTTAGTAAATCAACGTGAACTAAACTGTTTAGCAGAAAATATCTACTACGAAGCTGGCGGCGAAAGTTTAGCCGGTAAAATGGCAGTAGGGTTAGTTACATTAAATAGAGTCAACAGCGGAAAATTTTCCAAAACCATTTGTGGTGTTGTTCATCAACGCACTGAAAACAGTTGTCAATTTAGTTGGCGGTGCGAGGACAAAGGAAAACCTCGTGCAACAACTCAACAATGGGCTGATAGCATGAGAGTTGCTGTTTACCTTATGACTACCCCTGCGTTTGATATTACTGATGGCGCCACATATTTTCACAACCATACAGTTAAACCAAATTGGAAAAACTTGTCTAAAACAAGCAAAATTGAACACCATACTTTTTATTCAAAAAAAGGAGATAAGAATAAAATTCCTGATTTTCACCTCGAAGATTAATAGTATTTCTGGTTAAATAATAATGTCATTATAAGGAGTCAGCATTATGGTAAACTTTGAAGAAAAAGTAAGTGATATTTACGAAAGAGAAATAACTGATTCTGACTTTGGATTTATTATCGATAATAACGGCGATTTAAAAACTGTATTCTTTCCAGAAACATTTTCGGGCATTATACCCGAAAAGATTAAAGAATTGTTTCAATTAATGGGCGTAAAAAATCCAGAGAATTTGGTGTCCGTAACCCTGCATTAGACGCAAAAATGTTGTAAAAAAACAACAATTTTGGTGTGGTTGACGCCCATTTAATGTGGTGCTATAATTACTACATGGATAAAGCACCTACCCCAAAGAAGCGCAAGCGTCGCAACGACTGCCGACACGTTGTCTATTGCCTGGAAAACTCGCTTACTGGCGAGCAGTACATTGGCATTACAGTTGCTAGCGGAAATGTCAACACTGCGCTAAAAATCCGTGTGCAAAAGCACGTTCGGCGGGCATTAACAGAAAACAAAACCTGGACACTTTGCAAGGCAATTCGCGAGCATGGTGCTGAGAATTTTGTTTATTGGATTATGGAAACTGTTCGTGGGCGACTTGCTGCTCACGCTAGAGAACGTGAGTTGATTTCAACTTTTGGGCCTGCACTAAACACTAGATGAATACTTATCCTAAAATGACAGCTAAGGTATTTGACAAAAGAGGTCGAGTACTTAGCGAAGGCACTAATTTTCCTAAAAAAACTCACCCCAAGCAGGCTAGACTAGCTGCAGAAGCAGGCGAGGACTATAAGGTTTATCTTCATGCTGAAGTGGCTGCGCTGGTCAAAATAAGAAAAGGAGTACCGCACAAAATTCAAATCGAACGATTTGGCGCTAATGGACGCCCTCTTAATGCCAAGCCTTGTCCTATTTGCGAACTGGCTATCAAGGAAGCAGGCATTAAATTAGTAGAATATACAATTGGTTAGCCATTAAATTTCAAGTACTAAAATAGCATAAATAATTAGTTATGCTATTTGGTTATACAATTTTAGCAACAGCCTTATGCTTGAGCATGGTGGCAGCATATTATTCTATAGCAGGGCTTACTGCTATTTTTTCTGCTGCTACAATTCCTATAATTATTATGGGAGCAGCTCTTGAATTAGGCAAAATAGTTGCGACCGTATTCCTTCATAGGAATTGGAGCAGGCTGAATTGGGGTTTTAAAGGCTATCTGGTACCAGCGGTTGCCTTTTTAATGATGTTAACCAGTTTAGGCATATATGGCTTTCTATCAAAAGCACACAGTGATCAAACACTGGTGTCTGGTGATAGTACTAGCCAAGTGGCTATTTTTGAT